AACTCCAAACGTGGCTGTTGGATATTTGGCCTTGGGGGCAAATACAACTGGTAATAGTAATGTAGGTGTTGGAGCTGGTGCTTTACAAAGCAATACCACCGCCTCTAATAACACAGCTCTAGGCAGAAGTGCTTTATTAGTAAACACTACAGGTACTCAAAATGTAGCTGTAGGTGCTATATCACTAGATGCAAATACAACTGGTAATTATAATTCAGCTTTTGGTTATGCTGCTTTAAGTAATGCTACAACTGGAGATAACAATACAGGATTAGGTAGAAATGCTTTAGGAGATAATACTACAGCAGACAACAACACAGCAGTTGGTTATAATTCTATGGGTGCAAACACTACAGGTATAAATAATACAGCAGTTGGTAAAAGTGCTTTACAAGCAAACACTACAGGCGGATATAATGTTGCTGTTGGACTAGATTCACTTAAGTCTGCTAATAGTGGCAGTAATGTAGCAGTAGGTTGGAGTAGTTTAAGTTCCACCACCACAGGTAACAATAACGTAGGGGTTGGTGATAATGTTATGGCAGCAAACACTACAGGTGCAAGTAATGTTGCTATGGGTGCTTTAGCACTTGATGCTAATACTACTGCATCTAATAATACAGCTATTGGTTTTAAAGCTATGACAGCAAACACAACTGGTGCAGGAAACACAGCAGTTGGTTCAGATGCTTTAGATGAATGTACTACAGGCGGTGAAAACACAGCATGTGGATCAAATGCAGGTGGTGCTACTACAACAGGAATACAAAATGTTTATGTTGGAGAAAGAGCAGGTAATTATGTTACAGGTCATACTAGTGGAAACTATGGAACATATCTTGGAATGGTTGCAAGACCGAGTTCTTCAACTGTTAATTTTGAAGTAGTAATTGGTAGAGCAGGAATTGGTAAAGGAGATAATACAGGATTTTTAGCACCTACTTCAGGAGTCTATCAAGGTAATAACTCATCATCTTGGTCAACAACTTCTGACAGAAGAATTAAAAAGAACATAGAAGATAACAATACTGGTCTTGATGCTATAAAAGAAATACAAGTTAAAAACTTTGAATATAGAACTGAAGATGAAATTACAGATTTTGAAAATCCAGCTTCAGCAGTTGTTCATAAAGAAGGAGTACAACTAGGAGTTATAGCTCAAGAAATAGAAACAATTTTACCTGATGTGGTTACTACACAATCAACAGGAGTAAAAGCTGTAAACCCTGATAACCTTACTTGGTACTTGGTAAACGCAGTACAAGAACTTTCATCACAAGTAGATGAATTAAAAACCGAAATACAAACTTTAAAAGGAGAATAATATGGCACAAACAGTAAGCGAAGTCTTAACAGCAGCAACAGATAGCGTAACACTTATCAACAGTGTAAACGGTGGAAGTTGGGATGTCGAAGGCATGGAGCAATCAGATATTAACGATATGGTACAAAGAAATGTAGATCACTTAGAGCTGGTCTTAACCTATGCACCTGTTGATGAAGATGACGATACTCCAGACGTAGCTGGTAGTTCAGATGATAAAACATCTTATACAACTGCGATCTCGACTGGTAAAAGCTACATATCATCCAATAGCTAAAAATGCCTTTACTACCAGTCACCCCTCCAGCTGGAGTAGTCACCAATGGAACAGACTACGCCAATAAAGGGCGTTGGACTGATAGTAATTTAGTGCGTTTTCAAAATGGTTTTCTACGACCTATTGGTGGTTGGGAAAAAATAAGAAATACAACTTTAACTGGAACGCCAACAGGAATGTTTGCGTACATTACCAATTCTGGTAAAAAAGTTTTAGCGGTTGGCACAAGACAAAAGATTTATGTCAACCATGACGGAACTTGGTATGACATTACACCTTCTGGTTTTGTTTCTGATGAATCAACTGACCCACTTGGATACGGTGCATATAACTATAATGTCGAAGATTACGGTGATGCTAGAAGTCAATCTGGATTATTCTTTGATTCTAAATCATGGTCATTTGATAACTTTGGCGAAGACTTACTTTTCTGTTGTGCAAGTGATGGCAAGATTTATAAATGGTCGCCTTCTGCACCATCAACCATAGGCGCACAGCTAACCAATTCTCCAACAGGATGTTCTGGTGTTCTCGTAACTAATGAACGTCATGTCATAGCTCTAGGTGCTGGTGGTGATCCTAGAAAAGTACAATGGTCATCAAGAGAAGCAAGTACAACCTGGACAGCTGCATCAACGAATACAGCTGGTGATTTACAAATACCAACAGGCGGTACAATATTAAGTGGTGTTAAATGGCAAACAGATGTCATCATCTTTACTGATACAGGTATAGCAAGACTTTACTATACTGGTTCTCCTTTTATATACGGTATTCAAGATGCTGGTACTAACTGCAAAACTGCATCACCTAGAACTGTTGTAAGTTCTGGAAACTTTTTAGCATGGATGGGGGAAAACTCTTTCTTTGTATTTGATGGTTCAGTTAAAGAAATTAAATGTGATGTGCATGACCATGTATTTGATAATATTAAATATCAATATAGACGTATTGCTTGTGGCGGACATAACTCCAACTTTAATGAAATATGGTGGTTCTACCCAGTAGGTGACTCGCAACAAACACCAAATAAATATGTCATCTGGAACTATGTTGATAATGTTTGGTCAATCGGTGAAATGGATAGAGGATGTTGGATCGACCAAGGTGTCTTTGATTATCCTATCGCCTGTGATTCACTTGGTAATGTTTATCAACACGATAGCACTACATTAAATAATTCAGAAAATTTAGGTGCAGCAGTACCTTACGCACAATCAGGGCCTATCGAAATAGGTAACGGTGATAACTATGTGCAGTGTAATCAGATACTACCCGATGAAGAAGCAAATACATTACCTGGTGTTGTTATAAGTTTTACAGGAAGATTTACACCACTCGGAGCAGAAACAGATTTTGGTAACTTTACTTTTAATAGTGATGGTTATACCGATGCAAGATTTACAGCCAGACAAGTTCGTATGAAAGTAACTGGCGATACTGACCAGATGTTTCAGGTTGGTAATATACGATTAGATTTAAGAAACAGAGGTCGTAGATAGTGGCAAGAAAAACACTAACACGACCAGGTGAAGATTACGATAAAAACTATCTTAACTATTTAATATCAGAGATAGAATATCAAACAGGTATGACTTTCAACAAAGGTGAAAGAATACAAATAAATGGTGGCGATGCTACCGAATTAGTATTGGTAAGTCCAAATGGAACAAAATATAAAGTTAGTGTCGCAGACAACGGAACACTCTCCACCTCCACAACAGTCTAAAGAAGACTGGGAAGTAGAGTTTGAAAGGTTAGAGCATAATATTCTTCGTGCATTAAAGCACCAAGATATGTATAATTTAACTGATATTAAAGAAAAAATAGGCCAAGGAATATTTCATATATGGCCTGGTAAGAACTCTGTAGCGATAACAGAGTTTGTAGAATATCCCAGAGTAAAAGTAATGAATATAATATTTTGTGCTGGTGACTACAAGGAGCTAGAAACAATGTTGCCTAGCTTTGAACAATTTGCAAAACATTTTGGATGCAAAAGAATTTATGGTGGTGGTCGTAAAGGATGGCTACGAAAAATAAAACATCTTGGCTTTGACCAAGAATATCTGGTTAGAAAAGAATTATGAGTAAAGGAAGCACAGTATCGAATACAACAATGGATCCCCAACAATTGGCAATGTACCAAGACTTATATGATAGGTCTAAGAGCATAGCCAACCAACCTTTTGTTCCTTACACTGGTGCAAGAGTAGCAGGATATAATCCAGACCAATTAGCTGGGATGGATGCAACCAGAGGTTTATTTAATCAAAGCCAACAATTCAATCCTCAAGCTGGTTTAGCTAATTTATCTAACAGAGCTAGAATAACACCTAGTGCGACACCTTTTATGGGTTCAGCAACAGACATTAACAGGTCTAATATAAGAGATGTAAGACCTCAATCATTATTAAGTACAGATTTAGGTGCATATCAAAATCCGTTTCAATCACAAGTTATCGATAACACCATTGGTGATTTAAACAGAGCAAGACAAATGCAAATACAAAGCGACCAAGATGCAGCAATCGGTAGAGGTGCATTTGGTGGTTCACGTTCAGCTATATTAGAGGCAGAAACAAATAGAAACTTTGCAGATTCAGTTGCTAAAGCATCTGGTAATTTACGTTCACAAGGATTTGACAGAGCAACATCATTAGCTGGTCAAGATATAGGAAGACAGACTGATGCAGATAGATATATGTCTGGAATTGACCAGGCAGTAGAATTGGGCAATGCTGGTTATGGTAATCAGTTTGGTATTGCTAATATGGATGCAATGAATAGAGCAAGATTTATGCAACCACAAATGGAAATGCAAAACAGACAGTTCCAACAAAATTTATTAAACGACCAAGTACAAAATCAATATCAAAACTTAGGTCTACTTGGTAATCAAGGAAGATCAGCACAGGCTCTATCACAAGCTGGAATGGATGCTGGATACGAACAGTTCCAAAGAGCCATTAATTATGGCCCACAACAACTTGGTTTATTGGCTCAAGGTCTTGGTGGACTACCTGCTAACTCTAGCACAACACAGTCAAGAGAAACTGGTGCAGGAGATGTATTGGGAACAGCTGCACAGTTATATGGAATGTACTTATTAGGTTCTGACGAAAGAATGAAAAAAGACATTACTTTTGTTGGCAAGGAAAAAGGTCATAATATTTACACCTGGAATTGGAAAGATGAAGCCAAAGAAATAGGTTGGGATAAATTCCCAACAACAGGTGTTCTAGCACAAGAAGTTAAGAAATATATGCCTGAAGCGGTTACTAAACACGCTAATGGTTATTACATGGTTAATTACGGAGTTTTATAATGGCTTATGATTTTACAAATCCCTTTGGCATGGTTCAATCACAACCAAGTCTTAATTTACCAACTGGTTTGATATCAACAACACCACAACAAAAACTTAATCCTATGGCTGTTGGTAAAAACGAGACACTCGCACTAATGCTTAATGCTTTAGGTGGTGCTTTGCGTGGTGATGAGGACTTTATTCAAAATACTTTGCAATTACAACAAATGCAAGAAGGTAAAAGGAAAGCAGCTGAGAGGAAAGCAAAACAAGAAAAATTAGAAAAAGACCGAGAGGCATTTATTAAAAACAATCCTGACTTAGCAGGCCCAATTAGAATGAATCAGTTGTTTGGTTTTAATACACCTGCTGCAAAAGACAGAAGAATAGTTCTACAAAATGGTGTTCAATATTATGCAGATGACAAGACACCAGTTATACCTAATGCTCCTGGCAAAACCAAAACTACTAAACAAGAGTATGACGATCTTGCCGCTAAAATAAAAATTGAAATAGCTACCAATGGTAGGGATTCTCCTAATTTAACAAAAAATCAGAAAGATTTTTATGATGAATATATTAAGACTGGTAATGTCAATCCATTAAACCAATTTTTAACTGGCGTATATTCTTCTTCTAATCAAAATAATAATCAAAATAGCAATAAAACTCCCGTAATAACTACACAAGAAGAATATGATAATTTGCCTTCAGGATCATTGTTTATCGAAGATGGAAAAACTTATAGGAAACCATAATGGCAAGCAAGTTTGGTGGAGTGCCAATAGATGAAACCGAAGAACAGTCTGTAGAAGAAATAACACCTATTTCTGAAAGTAGGTTTGGCGGTGTTGCAGTTGATGAAAACCAACAAATCAGTCCAGAAGTTATCAATCCAACAAGCATAATAAAAAATGAAAAAAGGGTAAAAGAAGAATATAACCCCCTTAAAGAAAGATTACTTAAACCTTCTTTAATTGAAAATTTTACTAATACTATTTTAGGTGGCATAAGAGATGCAGGGCAAGCCACATTAGGTATTGGTGCTGATTTAGAAAATGCTTTTCCCATGGGTGGTTTTTCTACACAAGATAATCCGTATACAGAAGAAGTAGAAGGCTTGAGATATGTTGGCCCTGAAGAGTTAAAAATTTTAAATCAGTATTATGGTGATTTAAAATTACCAGAAGTACCAGAACCAAATTATCCTGGTGGTTCTTTTGCAAGAGATATCGCAACTTTTACAGTTCCATATGTAGGTTTTAGTAAACTTGCTGCTCCTATAAAAGCAAATACTTTTAAACAACAAATGGTCAAAACTGCTGTTATTGGAGGTGTTGCAGAACAATTTGCCTTTAGTCCAGATGAAGAAAGAATATCAAATCTTATTCAACAATATCCATTTTTACAAAATCCAATTACAGAATTTTTACAAGCTGATCCCGATGATGAAACTGCTTTATCAAGGTTTAAGATGGCTGTTGAGGGTGGTGTTATAGGCATGTCTTTTGATTTAGTTCTAAGAGCTATTGGCAAAGGATTTACAAAAATTAAAAAACAAAAACAAGAACAACCAGAAGAATCAGGCCCACCTAAACCAGAAGAATTAAAAGAAACTTTTGTTGGGCCTAAAAGTAAATTTGGCGGAGTACCAGTTGAAGAAACTCCAATTAAACAATCTAAAGTAGAAACTCCAGTTGCACCAGATAATGAAAGATTTATTAATGAAAAAAGAAAAAGATTCAAAGAAGAGCAACAAAGAAATAAAAATAAAGATAATGAAAGATTAGTAATTAATTTTTTACAAAAAAATAAAAATTTACCAAAATCAAAAATAAAAAGAACAGCAACTTCAGATATTGCTGAAGAGTTAGGAATTACTATTAATGAAGCATCTGATATTGTAAAAAATCTTAGAAATAAAAAAGTTATAGGATTTGATTTTGGTGGTGAGAATAAACTTTTTAAAGATTTATCTCCTGAATATCAAAAAGCAAACTTAGATGTATTGGCTAGAGATATACAACCTGTTACTCCTAAAGTAGAAACACCTAAGCGTGGTACTAAGATTCCAGAAATATTAAAAGTTACTAAAGAGCCTAAAGTAAGAACTGCTAGAGATTATATTGGTAAGATTAAAGACGGAGAAAAGTCTGGTGAATTAAAAGCTATCTTTGAAGATTATGACGGAAAAACAATAAGAAAGTTTAGAGCTGGTGAAAATCAAGAGGGTGTAACTTTAGATGATTTAGATGAAGTAGCAACAAGAATGATGGAAGACGGTTTTTATACAAGAGCCGATTTGGAATCAGGTGCTATGACAAACAGAGTATTAGAAGACCTTACAAGTAATACTCCTCATCCAGAAGATGCAGCTATAAAAGCAGACTGGGAAAGAAAAACCAATCAAGGAAAAGAAGTAAGAAAAGTTTTAGACGATAATAAAGTTAATTATAGGGGTATGACAGACCAAGAAGTCATGCAAACTTATGATGACATTGTAAATGACAGACTTCCACCAGCAAGAGATGAAGTACCTCTTGAGATGTATGCTGATGATATACAAATTGCTAGTGATGGTAACATTAATAACATAAGAGCTGATGACATTATTGATAGCCCAGATGGTAAAGACTTTCAAACTGATACGACTACTGGTTTAAATCAAAGAGTCATTGATGTTGGTATGCAAATAATGGATGAGCTTGAAATACCAAGAAATCCAAACGTAAGAATATCAGATCAGTTAAAAGAAGCAGTATTGTTAGCAAATTCTAGTCCTAAGTTTATGGATAAGTTTGTAGAAACTCTTAAAAAGAATAATCTAACTGTTGAAGAATTATCTACGGTATTTAAAGAAAGCATATCTGATTCAGCTAGACGTATGCAGCAACTAAGCACAGCTAGTAAAACAATGAAAAAAATTGGTCAGGAACTTGGTGAGCTTGCACCAGATGAGGGTTGGTATGCAAATTTTGCCTCACAATATACAGATATAATAAGAGACTTAGATAATATAAGAAGAGGTTTGTTAGTTAGCCAGATAGCTACAGCAATGCGTAACAACACAGCGCAGCTTGGCAGGGTTGGTATGCGTACATTAATAGAATTATTTGATGATATATTAAATAGAGCTTTTAATCCTGTAAGAAAAGCATTTGGAAAAGAAGCACAACCAGTCGATTATACAAAATCTTTTGGTTTATTAATGAATCTTACAAAAAATAAAAAGAAAGCAAAAGAGATTACAGAATTTTTAACAAAGTATTATGTTAATGAGAGTGATAGATTATTTACAAAATATGCATCTGAAGTAGCTGACTCATCTAAATCAAAAGTTTTAAAAGGCGCACAAAAAATGGTTGATGGCCTAAACTTTTTAAATCGTATGCAAGAGTTTTGGTATAGAAGGGGTATGTTTGCCACTTCTATAAAAGATACTTTATCTTTAAAGGGTATTGACATTAATAAAGTAGAAATTAATGAAGACTTACTAAAGCATTTAGACGCATCTGATATTGAAAAAGCAGTAGATGATGCTCTGTTTTTTACTTATGCAAAAACACCTAACAATAAAGCGCTAAAAGCATTTGTAGATTTATCTAATTCTATACCATTTGTTACTACTGGTTTAATACCTTTTGCTAGATTTATGGCTAACGCTATTGAGTTTCAGTTTAAACACAGCCCAGTTGGATTTGCATTATTACTAAGACCAAAAGAGATTAAAAAGATTATTGCTGGTGATACTACTGCATTTAGTCAGGCTGTTATTGGCTCAACAATATTAATGGCGACAATAGAAGCTAAAAGAAATGGAATGTCAGAGGATCATAAATGGTATGAGTTAGAAACATCTAAGGGAAAAACAGTAGACATGCGACCTTACTTTCCACTTACACCATACTTATTTGTTGCAGACGTGGTTACAAGAATAGAGTCAGGGCGAAACTGGGGTGATGCTAAAGATATTTTACAGGCATTGTCAGGCGCACAGTTTAGAGCTGGTGCAAGTTTACAGTTAATACAAAATTTACTAGATGGTTTGGGCGGTTTAGATACAGAAGAAAAAATAAATAAATTTATGTCTGATTATGTGTCCGATGTACTTGGTGGATTTTTAACACCATTAAGAATGTTTAATGACTTTATAGATCAAGAACAAAAATTTAGAGCGCCAGTTCCAACTGGAGAATTTTTTACAGATACAATTAATAGACTAAAAACAAGTATTCCTATAGTGCGAAACCAATTTCCAGAACTTGAATCTCCAACCCGGGAAGCTGCACCAGGTAGACCAGATAAAGTAACAATACCTTTTATAGATTTAGAAGCTCCAGGCCCAATAACCAGACAGCTTACTGGTGCTACAGTTAGGGAAGAAAAGAATGTATCGGAAAGAGAATTTGATAGACTTGGTTTTAAAAGAAGAGATATATTACCTTACTCTGGTAATGCTGTTGTTGACCAAACCAGAGCAAAGTATTTAGGGCCTTTAATTGAAACATTTTTACCAACTTTAATACAAAGTGAAATTTATCAATCAAAAACCAATCAAGAAAAAAATGTAATACTTAGAAATACTCTTAAATTATATAGATCGGCAGCTAACGATTACATAAAAGAAAACAAAATAAATCAAAAGGCTTTTGCAAAAGCTGCATTTAATAGGCAGCCTAAATACATAAAGGCTTTACTTAATGCACAAGGTATTACAGCTGAAACTTACTTAGAAAATTATGACACGCAGATCGGAGCGAATAGGTAGGAGTGGTGAATACCTAACCTGCTCAGTTCTGGCGAGAGAATCAGACACCGTTACAGTAATGCCTCATACATCCCATGCTGATGTAATCTTTGAATGGAAACACAAACTCTATAGATGCCAAGTTAAAACAGTTACTCATATAGAAAATAGAAAAAAGAACTGGCGTTTTGATTTACGCAAAGGCATTACCACCACAGGAAGACATTATAATAAAGATCAAATAGATATAATCGCAATGGTTAATCTTGAATACCAGACTATATGCTTCAAAGCCTTTTCTGATTGTCAAACAACACAAATCACGATAAAGGACGAAATTATGAAATCAACCAATTCTATTGATAGTTTAAAAGAAGCTATGGAGTCGATTATTTTGGCGACTAATGGTCGACAAGACAAAAATGAGTCGACTTCTGGTACTGAAAAAACTGAAATAAATGGCTGATTTCTGCTCTTTGACCCCTTCGTCTATCGGTTAGGACACCTGGTTTTCATTCTTAAATATTATCCATCACACAATTTCTCGACTGTACATTATTTCCCTAAAAACCCTTGTTTTCTTTACAAGATTCGATTTATAATCTACTGAATAGGTAATTAAAATACACGTCATTTCGACATTAGCTGTCGACTATATGGCGACTCTGCTTGGAGGTACGAGTTATGGCTAGATATAAAAGAGATACAAAGGTAAACAATTTATTAATCACAGAAAAAACTTATAGAGTTTTCTATCGCATTAATGGAAGGAAGAGAGAGCTTACTCTTGGTAGTAGAGATATACCAATCAATGTAGCAAGAAACAAAGCACAACAAATACTTGGTGAAGTTGCACAAGGTATTGATCCATTAAATACCAGGGGTGGAGAAACTTTAAATCAAGCGTTTGAATATTACATTGATAAGTTAACACAAAACAAACGAAGAGTTGCTATGCCTAACAAGAACGGTAAGCCTGGTGAGTATGTAAGAATGTGGGATAAAGATGTTAAGAATGATTTAGGTAAAAGAAATCTAACAGATATAAATAGGGGTGATATTACAAGATTACATTTAGAAATATCTAAAAGAGGTTCTTATACTGCTAACAGAGTTGTCCAAATGATATCTGGTTGTTATAACCATGCGATAGCATTATCACTTGTAGAAATAAATCCTTGTAAAATTAAACTAAACAAAGAACTTATTAGTGAGAATGAAATATCAGACAAAGAGTTTGCTGAATTACAAAGACAAATAAATATCAAGAGACAAACTGTTCGACCTAACTTTGTTAGCTCTTTAGATTACATAGAACTTTGTATGCACTCTGGCGGTAGATGTAAGAGTGAGATAGGCAGTGCCAAGTGGTCTGATTTAAAAGATAACAAGATAGTTCTAAGCGAACATAAGACCGACCATGAGACTAATGAAGATAGAGTCATCTATCTAAGCAATCAAGCTATGATGGTTATTAACAAGCTAGAGAGAGAGGGAGAATACATCTTAGATGTAGATTACCCTGTCAAGATGTGGAAACAACTAGCTAAAAAGATTGGTAGACCAGAACTAAGGTTGCATGATCTAAGACATAACTTTTGCACTATGGCTGGTGAGATTATGGAACTACCAGAACTAATGAAACTATCTGGTCATAAGAGTATGTCTGCTGTTTTACGTTATCGTAAAGTAAGAGAACCAAGAGCAATCAAAGAAATGCAAAACGTAGGCGACTATATGACCAAGATAATGATGTCTAATTAATCTATTGGATTACCTTCTGGGTCAACACCATAGACCATTTCTAATTCAAGTTCGATATAGTGAATGGCTTTTCGTAAGTCTTTCACTCTATCTTCTTTTTCTCTGGTTACATACTTAACTACATTGGTTAAGTTAGGCGTTAGTCCATTGCTATACGCATACTCTAAAGGTTGAATACCTTTATCTTTATAATGGCTTCCACCAATTTGTTTTTGTGTTGCTTTCATTCTAGCTCTGTCCCACTCTTCAGGGGTCGCGTTATCTATACTCATTTATTCCTCCAAATTAATGATTAAATTTTATTGATAATTTTTCTGTAATTTATTTCTGAAGTTTTAATCTCAATAATATTTCTATTATTTTTGCTCAGTTACTTGCTTTATTAAAATTACTTCGAGTAGAATAACATAATCCACACAGTAATAGGTAAACAACATGGAAGAAAAAATATTTTTAAATCAAAACGAACTTGCTGAGCGATGGGGAATGTCTCCAAGAACTTTAGAGAACTGGCGTTCACATGGCAAAGGACCATCTTATGTAAAGCTAGGCGGTCAAGTCAGATACAAGTTTGAAGAAATCATAAAGCTAGAAGAAACATCACAAGTCGGAGAGTAGTTTGGTCAATGCACGAAACAAAGGTCGCAGAGGTGAGCGAGAAGTTATTGACGAAATTAAAGACCTCTTAGGTATTCAATTAGAAGTTAACTACTCACAAACATTCGGTGGTGGCCACGACTTACTAGGCTTAGATGGTTTTGCTATCGAAGTTAAAAGAAGAAAAGTCATTACACCAGGAGACTTAAAAAACTTCTGGGAACAAACAACCACACAAGCAAGGAAGGTAAGACTCTTACCATGCTTATGGTTTAGAGCTGACAGATCAGACTGGCGCGTAATGATAGCTAATACTTACGCACTTAAAAATAATTTATTTGAAATGGAAGATTTCAATGTTGCAATGAATATTTCTACGGAACTATTTGCATCATTAATAAGAGAGGAGTACGGACTTGCCACACGCGATATTATCACCCAGTAGTATTAATAGAATTATTCGTTGCCCTGCTAGTGCAAAGATAAATGCAGCTGCAGAACGTAAAGGTAGCATGGCAGCAGCCAGAGGTACTTCTACTCACGAAATGGTAGAAGCCCTACTTAAAAATAGATTAGATGGTATTTCTTTAGCTGACTACTATCTTGGTAGAACAGTAGATGTAGATGGTTTTAGTTTTGATATCACACAAGATGATATCGACATGGCAGAAATCTATGTTGATTATATAAATAAAAGAACTGAAGAACTTAACGGTAAATTACTTGTAGAAGAAAAAGTAAATGCTCCAGATATAAACGACAACCTTTGGGGAACTGCTGACGCAGTCATCCTTGGAGAAGGTAATAGAATGGTTGTTGGTGATTTAAAGTCTGGTGCTTGGGCGGTAGATGTTGTGATGAACGAACAGCTAATGTGCTACGCCCTAGGTTGCCTATCACGATGGGGCAATGAAGATACAGTCATTGAAATGACAATCGTACAACCAAACAAAAGAGCCTTTCATAAAGACGGGCAAATAAGAACTTGGGATATTCAAGCAGTCGATCTTGTCGACTGGGGCTTGAATATTTTGAAACCAGCTTGTGATGAAGCGATGGGTGATGAGCCTAGCTTTAGTGCTGGAAATTGGTGCAAATTCTGTTCACACAAAGAAGTTTGCGAAACCTATAAATCCTTGGAGGAAACAAATGGTAAATGAAAAGAAGAAGGAACAACCTCTCTTAAGTTTTCAAGATAAAGATGGAAACACAAGAGAGATATTTGAGAGAGACTTAACTGATGCAACTGCGCCTTTGGTAGAAGAAATCAGCAGAGACTTACAAGCGGAGCAACAGTTGAGTGAAGCATATCAATTAGCGACTAAAACTGTGCATCACATGGAAGCGGTAAGAAAAAATGTAGCTAACACTTTAGAGAAGTTAGAAAAAGAATTACCGCCTTACAAAAAGCCTATCAAGATAGATGGCGTTACTAAGGAGATTAACTAATGTCATTAGCAGATATACAAACTCGTGCAAAAGCAAAACCTTCAATCGTAATTATTTACGGCCCTTCTGGGTTAGGTAAAACAACACTGGCAGTAGGAAGTAAAAATCCTATTGTTTTACAAACGGAAGAAGGACTTGGAATATTAACCAATAATAGAGAGATACCTCATTTTAAATTAGCAAAAGATTACGATACTGTTGTTGGCTATTTAAAATATTTGGTTGATGCTGATAAACTTGACTATAACTCTTTAGTTATTGATAGTTTAGATTGGTTAGAGCCACTCATTCATGCAAAAACTTGCGAAGTACATAAACAACCATCAATAGAATCTTTTGGTTATGGTCGTGGTTATTCTGAAGCCTTGAAGTATTGGAGAGAGATACTTGACTTAGTCAATACACTAAGAAACGAAAAGAAAATGCGTATCGTTATGATTGCTCATAACCAAATCAAAGCATTTCACGATCCATCTACTGAGGCATACGATAGGCATGAACTGAAACTGCACAAAGCAGCAAGTGCCTTGGTACTTGAAGCAAGTGATATGTGTTTATTCTTAAACTACAAAAAAGGAACTGTAAAAGTTCAAGGTAGTAAAGGACTAACAAGTAAGACTGTTCAATCTGGAAGGATATTAGTAACCACTGAATCCCCAGCTTGTGTAGCCAAGAACAGATACGGATTACCAGAACAAATCTCAGTCGTAGAAGAGGGCGATGACTTTATTGTTAGAGCTGAAAAGACTTGGGCAGAGATTGGTAAACTGATTGCGAAGTAATGGCAACTCAGCAAGAAAA